CTTCAAAGTCGGCCCCGGTGTGCTCTGCCCCCGCGCCGACAGCGAGGTGGTGTGCGAAACTGCCATTGAGCTGTTGCAGCAGATGGGAAAACCTGAGCCCCGGGTGCTGGACCTGTGCGCCGGAACTGGCTGCCTGGGCATTGGCATCCGCCATTTTGTGCCAAGTGCCAGCGTGACCTGCGTGGAAAAAAGCCCGCAGGCGCTGCAATACCTGCAAGCCAACGTACATGGCACTGGTGTGCAGGCAAAGGCAGCGGATGTGCTGCAATACTGGCAAGAGCTTATGCCCCAAAGCGTGCAGCTGATCATCTCCAACCCGCCGTACCTGACCGGGGCAGAGATGCAGGCCCTGATGCCGGAGACCGCCCACGAGCCAGCTATGGCGCTGGACGGCGGAACGGATGGGTTGGATTTTTACCGCGCCATTGCCGCCCACTACCGTGATATTGTCTGCCCCGGTGGGTGGCTGGTGTTTGAGATTGGCTGTGCCCAGCGGGCGGATGTGATGGAGATATGCCGGCAAAACGGCTGGAAGCAAGTGCAGGCAAGGAAGGATTACGGCGGCAACGACCGTGTGGTGTACGCCCAACGGGTGAAATAAATCTGATTTTCAACGTTTTGCAGCTGAAATGTGGAAAATGCGAAGAAAATTTTGAAAAGATGACAACAAATGGTTGTAATTTGTGCCGCGATTGGTTATAATAATACCTGATAAACGCAGGACGACCATTTGGATAGCGGCGCACCTGCCGTATAAAATAAAAACAGCACCGCAGTTGCCTGTGGTGCATACGGGATACAACGCACGATCGCTCAGATAAGGAGATATAAACTTATGGCAGCAAAAAAGGAAAGTTCATCCAAGCAGCTCCCCACCGGCCCGGCAGGGGATAAAAAGGCAGCGCTGGAGACGGCACTGGCCCAGATCGAAAAGCAGTTTGGCAAAGGCGCCGTGATGAAGCTTGGGACCAACGTTGCCATGCAGGTGGATGCCATTTCCACCGGCAGCCTGGGGCTGGACCTGGCGCTGGGCATCGGCGGCCTGCCACGCGGACGCATCATTGAGGTATATGGGCCGGAATCTTCCGGTAAAACCACCCTGGCCCTGCATGTTCTGGCTGAAGCCCAGAAGCTGGGCGGCGAGGTTGCCTTTATCGACGTTGAGCACGCCCTGGATCCCACCTATGCCCGCGCCCTTGGCGTTGACATTGACAGCCTGCTGGTCAGCCAGCCGGATACCGGCGAGCAGGCCATGGAAATCTGCGAAGCTCTGGTACGCTCCGGCGCGATTGACGCGATTGTTGTGGACTCTGTTGCTGCCATGGTGCCCAAAGCCGAAATTGAAGGCGAAATGGGCGATTCCCACGTTGGCCTGCAGGCCCGCCTGATGAGCCAGGCTCTGCGTAAGCTGACCGGCATCATCGGCAAAACAAACACCGTCTGCATCTTTATTAACCAGCTGCGCGAAAAAGTCGGTGTGATGTACGGCAACCCTGAAGTGACCACCGGCGGCCGCGCCCTGAAATATTATTCCTCTGTACGTATTGATGTGCGCCGCATTGAGGGCCTGAAGGACGCCAGCGGTTCCTTTATCGGCAACCGTACCCGCGCCAAGATCGTCAAGAACAAAGTGGCACCCCCGTTCCGTGAGGCCGAGTTTGACATCATGTTCGGCGAGGGAATCTCCAAACTGGGCGAAATGATCGATCTGGGTGCTAAGCTGGGCATTGTGCAAAAGAGCGGCGCATGGTTCAACTATGGCGATATCCGCCTGGGCCAGGGCCGCGATAACGCCAAGCTCTACCTGAAAGAACACCCTGATGTGGCTGCTGAGATTGAAAAGCAGGTGCGCGAAAATGCGGACCGTCTGCTGGCGGCCGGCAAAAAGGGAACCGTGAAGCCGCTGGAGAAGCCGGCTGTTACCCCCATTGCTGCTGAAGATGCCCCTGCCACTCCCATGGCAGATGCACCCAAGACCACCGGCAGCGAGATGGACCTCGATATCATGGTTGACGAATAACTTACGCCTTTGCGATAAAACACTAGGCATCGAATAAAGAACAACCATTCGTAAATTATCAACTTCTTTATGCTGCGCGATGCTCCGGTATTCTCCTTGATTTGCAGTCGTATTTCGGTCGTAGGTCGTATAAAAGTCGTAGAAAACGGCAGAATAATTCAATAAAATGAACCCCTGGAGCAACACTCTCCAGGGGTTCATTTTATTGAATTTCTTATTTCTGGGCCTGCTTGATAACCTGATCCGCACCGGTAGCCGCAAGGCCGGAAACAATGCCCACGGCCAGGGCGGTCAGGGGATCGGCGGCCGGGAAGTCCGGCACGTTGATGTACATGGCGGCAAGGCCCAGTAGGCCGCCAAGGGCGCCGCAGATGGACGGCAGCCATTTGTTAGCCAGCGGGGTCTGCTTGACAGCCGTTGCGGCAAGGTAGCAGATAACGGTGATGCAGGCAACGGATGCGATGCCAAAAGATGCAAAATCCATGAGTTTTTCCTCCTATGTATTCGTGTTCAAGCGGTTTTGTTCTCGAGATCGGTGATGCGGTGGTTTGCCACGCGCATCTGCTCTTCAAGTACGGGGACCCGCTGGGCAAAGTTGTTGTGTGCGCGGACCTCGCGGGTCAGTTCTTCCAGCTTAGTGTCGGTTACTGCCTGTGCGGTGGCCATCCTCTGCTCTGTGCGCCGCTGCCCGGCAAGATTGGTAATAATAACGCCGATAAGGCTCAACCCGCCAGTAATCAGCGCAACAACAATAGCATCCACCAAATCACTCCTCCACATACTCGGCCTTGTACAGCCCTGCTTCAATGAGTTTCAGCTCCGCACACTGACGCATAATATACCAGGCATCGCCGCTGGATACCGGCCCAACGTCCAGCATCCACTGGTTGCCATCCGCACAGGTTTCGCGGTACAGGCCAGCGGAGATAAGCCCCAGCCCATTGCACAGGGCGCGGATGGTGCTGCGGTCGCCGCTGGAGATACGGCCAATGGTAATCCGCTGCTTGTCCAGCTTGTTGGGGGTGGTATCCTCCGGTGTGGGCGTGGTGTGGCCCTGCAGGCCCGCCTGGATCATCAGCTGCTCATAGTCCTTATAGACCCGGTTGCAGTCCAGGCTGGTGCCGTAGCCGGGCACGCCCAGCGCGTTGCGGCTGGAATACTGCCAGATGCCATACGGCAGCGGGCAGGTGCATGTGCTGCTGTACTGGGCTACCCAGATATCATATTTTGCCAGCTTGGCATAATCCAGCCGGTTGCGGATAAAATCGCAGCTAGCATACAGGATGCCGTAATACCCTGCGGCCTCAATCTCCGACAAAAAGGCCTGTACAAGTGCCGTGCGCTGGGCATTGGTCAGGCGCAGGATGCACGGCTCATACTCAATGTCATACGCCACCGGCAGGCACAGGTGCTTGCCCTTGATCGCTGCCAGGCAGCAGCGGGCCTCCTGCCGGGCTTCCGCCGGGGTGCTGGCATAGCTGTACCAGTACACGCCGTACTGGATGCCCAGGCGGGCACACTCCGCTGCGTTGCGCTCAAACTGGGGGTCTTTCTGGCTGCTGTAACGGCCATACCCGGCGCGCAGCATAGCATGGCGAATGCCCTTGCTATGGGCTGCCTGCCAGTCAAATTTGCCCTGGTGTTTTGACACGTCGATTGCATAATACATGTATTCCACTTCCTTCATATCGTGCGTTACGCTGCTGTAACTGCCCAGCTTGACCGCACTGCTGGCCGTGCTAAAATCGTTGTCCAGCCAGTTCAGCGGGTTGGTGCGCTGGCCTTTCCAGCGCACTTCAAAATGCGGGTGTGCTCCATAGCAGTTGCCGGTATCGCCGCTGTAGCCGATCAGCTGGCCCTCGTATACCGTCTCCCCCTGGGCCACGCAGAGTTTGCTCAGATGGGCGTACAGCGTCTCCAGCCGACCACCGCGGTAATCCGCATGGCGCAGCTTGACCATGTTGCCATAGCTGTTGATGTCCCCCTGGGTGCGCTTGCCGTTCCAGCGGTAGGCCGTCTCCACCGTGCCACCCTCTGCGGCGTATACCGGCGTGCCTACTGCCGCGCGGAAATCCAGCGCCCGGTGCAGGCTGCCATCATTGTAGAGCCAGCCAGCTGTAATCACATGCTGCGCCAATGGCCACCCAAAACATACTTCTCCATTCTTCAGCCGCATCTTTATCCTCCTTATTTTGTCCTCTTCCATATCCATACCGATAAATAAGGCGGCATGTTGTTGTGGGCTGCCCCGGAACCGCCGGAGGCGACTGTTACGGTTTTGGATTCCCAGTTCGGAATACCCCAGCCACTTGATTGCGTTTGGACATACGCATCCGCAGAGCTTCCGGTTTTGGAGCGTATTACGTTGCTTCCGTTGGCCACAGACAGCGAATAATTCGGTAGCTCGCTTTGTGTAAGCTTATGGGTGAATTCGCCCCCAGTGCTACCTGCGGGATAACTGCTGGAAGCAGCAAACAGGAAAGTATCAGATATTCTTTCCCACGTGCCACCAAATAGATTTGCCGGGCTTGTACTGTTTACGCTCATGTAAATGCTGCCAATCGGCCAGGCTGCAAGTTTTGCTTCCGCGATGGCCGCCTTCACCGCCGCCGGCGTTGCCGCAACACCACCATTGGTCGAACTTGTTGAACTGGTCGAATCACTCAATTTCACACCGCCCAAAGTCGAAGCATTACCTGTCGGCAGTGTGTACTTAGTATCTGTTGTCGGCGGTGTGTATCCCAAAGCACTTGTCACGTCCGCCTTTGTCAAACTAATCGTGCCGGAATTCTCCGTAATGTTACTCCCGATTTTTACACCACCCAAAGTCCAAGCACTTGCGGTTGGCAGTGTGTACTTGGTATCAGTAGTCGGTGGCGTATAACCCAGTGCATTTGTCACGTTAGTCTTACTAATGCTGATCGTGCCGCTGTTCACTGTAATATTGCTGCCAATCTTTACGCCACCCAGGGTTGAACTGGTAGCGGCAGGCAGCGTATGGGTACCGGAGGAGGCCGGTGTCATATAGATCTGGTTGCTGTTCAGCGTTCCTTCACTCTTAGCATTATCATACTGGGCTTGCGTCAGGTAGTTGATCACCAGGCTGTCCAGCTTTGTATCAGTGGCCATAATCATATACCTCTCGTTACAATCGCGCTGATTGCGGATAGTCCACTCGGCAGCCCAGTCAGTTTTCCGTTGCTGATGCTTAGGCTCAGGTTGGTGCTGCTTGGGCCGCCGTATATGGCGCTCTTGTGGTACTTGTCGCCCTCAAACGCGACCAGGCTCGTAGTCTGCCCGCCCCAGCCGCCGGAACTGGTTATGGTGCCATAGCCCCAAATCTTAATGGTTCCGCTGGCGGTCTTAAAACTCACGCTGGGGTTGGTGCTGGTAACGGCATAAGCCTCTACATTGTTATTGCCACTGCCGCCGGAACTCCCGCCGCCGGCATAAGTTCCTGTCACACCAAAAATGTTCACACCGCTCTTAATGTTCCCGGCCACCAGGTTTGCATCGCCCTTGATTGTCTGTGTCCCGCTCAGGTATTGCCCAGATGCAATGCTCTGCTCGGTTGTCTTCGGGATGTAAGTTGCTGCGCTTTTTTTGGTCACATCACTGCCAATATAAGTGCTCGATATCGCATTCACGGTCACTTTGATCAGTCCGTCATATCCGCTGTCCGGGCTTACCGTCTGTGCGCTCTCACTGGGGCTTACGGTCTTGCTCTGCAAACTCGCCCCACTTGCACCACCCGTCACAAAGCCGCCCTGCATATCAACGGCATTGCTGCCTAAATACACACCCATGCAGCTGTCACCACCTTCTGAGCGTAACGCTTGTCGCGCCAACGCTGGCTGCCGTTATGTCAATGGTTTTTGCGCTGCTGCCGTCCCATGCGCCCTGACTGGTTCCGTGAAGTTTGATGGTCAGGCTGTTATTTAGTTTTTCGGCGCTCGTTGCGGAGCCGCCCGCGTTGCTGGAACCGGCATAGTTTGTGGTTCCGGTGACTTTGGCCCCTGTGGCACTGTGGGCAATTACCCCTTTCGGCAGGTCGGCAGCCCGCACCGTATCGCCGGTCAGGTCGAGGACAACTTCATCATTGATAACAACCTTGTTGACCGCCATGCTCAGCCTCCAATCGTCAACGTCTGGCCGCCAGCCGCATTATCAACGTATGTGGCCGGGATAGCTGCCACCGTAACCTGGGACAGGCAGTTGTATTCGCTGTCCGGCAGCACAACCTGCTGCTCGAAAGACGGCGTAACGCTCTTAGCCTGCGGCTTCATGCCCTCACTGCCGCTCATGCTGCCAACCACGCCAAGAACAGTAACGCCTTCACGGATGTTGGTAGGCACCAGCTTAGCCTGTTCGGTCGCTGCGATGGTCACTCCGCCCGCGCCATCATGGAAGCCCATGGGGATGGTGTACTTACCGGAAACGGTGCTGATTTCACCGTTGACTTCGCCGTTGTTGGGCATCGTGCCGGTCATTTTGGTGCCGCGGGCGTAAAATGTTTTGCCCTTCAGCACTTCTGCCACAGCGGCGGTGGCATCGCTGGTGTCAGCGTCTTTTGTGCTGGTGCCGGTAATGGGCGCGCCGGACTTATCGTGTGCCGTGATACCTTTTGCCAGCTTGTCCGGGGTAATGGTATCTGCGGTAAGGTCAAGTTTCGTTTCCTTGCCGATAACAACCTTGTTTACGTATTTATTGGGCATTGTAGTATTCATCTCCTATTATCAGTGTGTAGCCGCTTGAATCGTTGGATACCTCGTACTGCGGTATCTTGCGGATTGTCACGTCTTTCTGCATCAGTTTTTTCGCCGTGGGCAAAACCTGCGCCGTAAACAACGGCGTGATGTCATATGGCCCGCTATACTCCGGCGCACTAACCACTGCGGTGCCGGTCACGTCCACCCGCACGGGTGCCGCTCCGGCAATGCGCACCGATACGGCGCTCTGTTGGGCCACTCGCACCTGGATCATGAGCCATCCGCCTCCTGGAATAAGGTCGGGCTCATTTTGAGCGCCAGAATCTCAGTCTGCGGCTGGTCGGTGCTGTCCCGCAATGTGATGCGGGTGTCCATGTACAGCGTCTCGCCGCCCATGAATTTGTATGTCTCCGCCCGCGTCCAGGGGATAAGGATGATGTTCTGTCCTTCCTGCCGGGTGCAGTCGTCGGGCCAGACGTTGGTTTTAATGGCCGGGAAGCCTTTGCAGCTCTTCTGTTTGAACACAAATTCGATCCGGCTTACCTCGTCCAGGCTCATGCCGATTTCAACCGGCAGCGCAAATTGCGTTCCCTGTTTCATTCGTTTTTCTCCTCAGCGCCTTAATTCGGCATTTTTTCTTCCTCTGTTTTCGGAGTTTCGATGATGTTTGCCGCCGCTGCTTCTTCCGCTGCCATGTTCTCGCGCACGGCATTCAAAACGTTCTCCAAAATCAACTCCGTCACGGCAAACGGCAGCGTTGCTTCGTTAATTGCAGCAATAACTTTGCGTTTGCACTCTTTAATGCGTTTGTTGTCAGTCATGGGGCATCCTCCTTACAGCCGCGCGTTTACGGCGTTTTTCAGTGTGGCAATGGCGGCCAGAACCTCTTCGTCCAGGGCTACAAAGGACCCCCGGTTGTTCTGGCTGGTGATGTTGCCGCTGTCGTCCAGTTCCATGTAGGTGTAGCTCACTCGCTCTCCCTCGGCAGTCGTCACAACTGCCACGCCAGATAATTTCTTCATGTCCATCCCTCCAATAGAATGTCTGCGGTTTCGTTCGCGCCGGTGTCCATAGCCAACAGGTCATCTGCGGCGGTGGTGCTTTCGTCCTGGGCACGGGCGGCGGTGCTGGCGGCCAGATCAATGCCTGCCGGGTCGCCCGCGGGGTAACTGCTGTCACTGCGGTCGGCATAGCTGCCCTCATAGCCGCGCTGCGCGGCCATAGCCAGCCACGAAAATTTCTGCCCCGGTGCGCCGTGTACAATGGCGTACTGGCCGCAATCCTCCGCCCACAAATGGCCGGTGCCGTCAAGGTCAGTCAGCAGCCAGGCGGGCTGCCCGTACTGGGCGATGGTCTCCGCATAGCGCGGGTCAAGGGCAATCAGGCACCAGCCTTCGGGGCCGCACTGGCCCTTGCCCCAGTCCGCAAAGGTTGGCAGCGGCGTTTCAAACGCGGCCATTTTCAGTGCGCCGAAGCTGGTAGGCACCACACGGGATTTGCTGCCCCAAACGTCCAGATTGTGTACATTCAGCTTGCCGCTCACGCCAACGCGAGTCGTGTTAAAATCGGCATCGTTGTCATCGCTGCGGTTGTAGGTGATCTGCATCCCAACGTAAGATGTCGGGTTAAGGCCGTCAACCCAGCCGTACTTGGCGTACTTGCTGCACGCACCGATGTAAGAGCTGCCCGCCTCAGAGTACAGCACGCCGGTCAGGCCGATGCTGCCGGTGTTGATGGTGGCATACCATGCGATGTGCCGGTTGTCCAAAAATACGCGCTCACCGGCCTCGGTGCCCATACGTATCCAGGCGTTGTCCAGGTCGTACACGGTGGTGTAGTTGAGGTTATGCAGTTGTCCGGTGGTAATGTTGCCGCCGTTGATGATTGTTTTATCCTGGTTCCAGGTGCTCAAATCCGAAAATGTCACCACGCCGGATAGGTTGATCTGTGCGCTGGTGATCTCTGTTCCGCCTGCCGTCAGCTTGATGGTGCTGCTGGTTCCGCTTGTGCTGGCCGTCAGCTTAATTTCGTTCACCGTCTGCTTGATCTCGGTTTTTGTTTCGGTGGTAGTCAGGTAATCGCCGCTGCTGGCCGTCCACGCGGTAGGCGCGTTGCCCATCTGCACCATGGGGTGCATGATGGTCAGATCGTTGGTAACGGTGGCGTTATCGTCCGCGGTACTCACAAACAGACCGTCTGCATAGCCGTCCGCGGTCGCCGTGAACGCCGCCCAGCGCAGCTTCCAGCCGTTGTCCAGCGCAATGTCCCGCTGGGCCTGCTTGAACGCGGAGCCGTAATAACTTTTTGCGCCGCTGCTGCTCTTGGTCTCGAACTGTAAAAACAGGCTGTCCGTGCCGGAGTTGAGCTTGTACAGTACCGATGCACAATAGGTCATGCCCTTGGCAATCACCAGCGTTTTGTCCGCGCCAAAGTGAAAGCGAGTGTTCTGCGCCTTGTTGGTCACGCGAACAGATTCACCCGTAATGGTGTAGCTGCCCTTTTTGCTCAGGTCATTGCCGCCTGCATCCAGGGTCGCATTGTTCCAGTCGTCGGTGCCCGCAATAATATTGTTGCCGCCGGTGATCCGCTGCGTTACCGTCTGAGTAATTCTGTCAGCTTTCTGGTCAATCGCGGATACTGATTCTTTAACGGTTTTGAATTCCTGCTTGGTGTTGTCTAAATCGTTGGAAATGGTTGTGGTGGTTTCTTCCAGGCTGCTGACTTTGGTGCTGATGCTGTCCGCCTTTTGGCTGATGCTGGAGACATCCTCTTTCAGGCTTTCCACCGTTGCGGTAGTGGCGTAATCCTGCAATTTGCTGTCAACGGCATCGTTGGCGGCGCTGGTGGCGGTGTCCTTTACGTTGGCCGTTACCGTTTCCGTCACTGACTTGGTGACTTCGGTCTTGATTTCGTTAGCGGTTTGCGAAAACAGGCTTTTTGCGCTTTCCTGTGTCAGATAGTCGCCGGAGCTGGCGTTCCACGCGGTGGGCGCGTTGCCGTATTGCAGCATGGGGTGCAGCAGCGAAAACTTGTTGGTGTAGTTGCCGGTACCAGCGTGGGTGGTACCACTGCCCATATCCACCAGCTTTAAGGTGGCGTTGTCCGGCGGCGTCCACAGGCCATACCGCAGTACCCAGCCGTCCGTCTGCTCAATCTCCAGCTGATCAGTTGGCTTAATGGTTGCCCAGCTCTGGCTGGTGGAGTACCCCGCCGTGTAAGCGATTTCCATACAGAACTCATCCGCACCAGAAACGGGTTTGTACATAACAGACAGGCACAATGTCACGCCTTTTGCCACATACGCACCCACCGTTGTCCAGCGAAAATATCGGTTGGAGTTGGTGTTGGCCATGGTCGCCCCGCCGGTTAGTTCATAGGTAATAGAACTGCCGTCGCCGGTATTGCCTTTCAGTTCAGCGTTTTTGAAGCTCTCACTGCCCAGGATCAGGTTGCCGCCGCCGGTGATTTTGGTGTCTTTTTTCACCTCAGAGGAAAGCCCGTCCACCGTTGCTTTCAGGTCGGTATACTTTCCGGTCAGGTCGCTGGCCTTTACTTCCAGGCCGTCCACGCTGGTCTTGATCTCCAACATCTTGCCGGTCAGGTTCTTGTAGCTCTGGCTGTTCACGGCGCTGGAACTTTCCCGGCTGGCGCTGCCCACGCTCTCAAAGCTGGCCTTGCCGGAAGAGATCGTGGCGCTCATCAGGTAGGTATCAAACTCCCGCCCGCGTGCGTCCTTAACGTGCACGATCTGCCCGCAGGCAAGGCCGGAACTGTTGGGCACCGATACTTTGCAGGGGGTGTAGGTCACGTTTTTCAGCACGTTGTACAGGTTTTGGACAACGCTTTTCAGGTTGGCTTCGGTGCCGGTTGTCAGCAGCAGGTTGCCCTGCACTGCATAGGTGTTGGTGGCAGTGGTGCTGTCGGGGTAGATGACCCCCACGTCACTGTCCGACTGCCGGATCTGGACTTTCTCAATGGCCTTGACCGTGTAGTCCTCGTAGCTCAGGCTGTCAGCATAATAGGCGGTGCTGTTGCTGGCACCGTCCGGGGTGATTTTAGCAGTGCTGCGCTTGTCTGTGTAGGTCAAGAATTGCAGCTTGCCGTCTGCATTCATGTGGGCGTAGCAGCCTGCCGCTTCCGCCGCCCAGGAGATAATCTGGCGGCAGGTTAAATCATCCGCATAGAATGCCTGCACGCTGTAGCTGCCATTGATGGGCAGGCTGCTGCTGGCCAGCGTAACCCCTGCCCGCTGGCAGGCCAGCTGAACCAGCTGCCAGATAGTTTTGGGGAACTGTGCCTGATTGGCGTGCAGCCAGCCGGAGAAGTCCGCATCCAGCTTGGACATGGTGTCGTAGGCCGTGACCTTGTAGCTGTTGCGCTTGGTGCGGGTGGGCTTTTCGGCATAGAAAACGCCCACCTTGGTGCGGTTCCCGGCATCGTCCAGCCGGTAGTAGGTCAGGGCGTCTCCGGCAGTAATTTGCAGGCTGCCGCCCGGGTCCGCCCAGATTTCGGCTTCGATGTAGTCCGAAAACGCAGAACCGATGGCAAATTCCTGCCCGGCGTTTACCGCAGTGTGCAGGGTGAGAGCTTTGAGGGTGCTGCCAGCCTCTCCGCCTTTCAGCTCAGTGCCGTTTGGCAGCCGCAAAACGGGGTAGTACATGCTTCACCTCCAATCAGCATTCAATAATGTTAAATTTCAGGTTTTTCCACTGTTTCGTCTTGGCGTTATGCCAGGCGATGCCGTATTTGCTGCAGTAGCAGGTGGTGGTTTCGGTCTCGGTGGAAGAACCGGCTTTGGGGTGGGTGAACTGAAACGTTGCCTTGCCTGCAAACAGCCCGATGGTGTACTTGTATTCGTCATCCGTCAGGCAGCTGTAGGCGATGGGCCAGGTGGAAACCTTTTCCCGCACCACTTCGCGGTGCATGTACCCGGCTTCATCGCGCCCGGAATCGCTGGAATCCAGGTCGGAATAGCTCGGTTCAATGTCGCAGTCCGGTGCGTACAGGGATTTGCCATCGATCTGGAACAGATTGGTCAGGGTCACGTCACACACCTCCTGTGGCAATGGCCTGTTTGCGCTGCCAGCGCTGCACGGCG